GACTTAGCAGGGTCAATCAGGATGTCACCGCCTTCAATTGGGTCTTCGCCGTAGTATTCACGGGCTTCATTAGGGGTAAACCAACGACCGACACCCTTATCGTACTTGTTAAGCTGTGAATCGTCATCATCTGGGACTGGGTTAGTTGCACCAACACGGAACTGTGGGCCATAGATACGGGCAACACGCTTGGTAAGCTTTGTCTTAAGTTTCATGAGGGTAGGCTTAGTAGCTTGGAGGGCAAAGAACTGACGAGCCACTGTCGCAGAGGCGCGGTTAGCATCCTTCAAGATACCCAAGATCTCTTGTGGGGTTGAGTACATAGCTAGGATGTCTTCACGGGTACTATTCTTCATCGCAGCAAAGTCTACTTCACCGAGTGATAGTCCAGTCTTAACGAATGACAGATCTTGGCCACGGATGTAACCAGTCTTACCACCATTGTCGATACCGCCGTACTTAGCAGCCCATTGCTCCTTGAATAGCTTCCAGTCATCGTTATCAACGTCACCCTTGGCAACAATCACACCGGCTGGGATAGCATTGTTCTCAAGGAAGTTGTTAACGTAGGTGTTAACGTAGCGAGCAGACTTAATGAACCAACCAGCGGCTTGCATCGGAGACATCCCACGGTAACGTGAGGCTGGGTTATGAATAAAGTAATGGTCGATCTCGTTAACATCGAATAGGATGCGGTTATTTTCTTTTTGGTAGACATAGCCCATGATGCGGAAGTCCTGTACGAAGACCGTCATGTAGGTAGGGTCAAGCAGGTAGACATTACGTGGCTTGTGTGAGGTTTCGCCCTCAGAGAAGTACCAGAATGCCTCACCGTAAATATCCATAGAGACGCTGTGGGCTTCCAGTAGCTCAGATAGGTCATATGTGCCCTCATCGCCATCGAGTACGTCGTTAAACTCTTGGTCGTCGCGTCGTTGCCACTTGTCACCGATCTTCTGCTCAACAAAGACCTCTTCACTAGCGAGGGCTAATGATCGAGCGTTAATAACCTTCCAGACAAAGCCTGAGTATTCTTGTAGTAGGTCAAGGTTCTCACCGTTGCCGGTGCCGAGCAGTGAGCTAACAGCATTGGTACTATTGCCAAGCTTATAGTTCTGACCGGTCTCAGCGTACTTGTTTTGAGGCGCAGGACCAAAGGCTTTTGAGAGGATACCCATTAGCTTAAATACTCATTAAGGTTAGCCATTACGCGTCCACTCCACGCAACATAGCTAGAATGCCAATGATCGCCTGGATAACGATAAAGGCAGTAACCGCAGCACGTAAGTCAGCGTAAATATAGAATACTGTTGGTAAGCCAAAAGACACGAAGATATAGGCATATACTTCGATAAAATTGTCACGGAGTTTGGCAGCTTGGCCTTTGATGAAACTAAGTATGTTCATAATTCCTATCTATTTATCTTATTGCAAAGGGTATCATATCAACCAAAGAAACCTAGTTCTACTTTCTTTTGCTTCTTCATCTGTAACCATAGTCCCATAACGACGGCATCAAAGACGTCCGGTGATTTACCGCTGCGCTTCTTGATGTCCTTCTTAGACTCTAGGCGGAACACCTTGTTGGTAATATCCTGATGGTGCGTCTGTGCCTCGGAGATCAGCTCTTTAAGGTAGGGGCAGCTATCGAGTATCTTGATCTTACCCTGCTCCATACCTTGGGCAAACATAGCTGCCATCTGGGAACGAAGCATGTCATAGGACACGATGTCCTGTGCGCGCTCTATCTCGCTCTCTGTAGGGGCATGGGCCTCGAAGGTGAGTGTTGGGTCTGGGGCAAACCCTGATTTATAGACAGCGAAGTTAACATCGTTATCGCGGGCGGTCGCTAACACACCCACGCCGATACCGACGCCGTCCACTGCAACGTTCTCGTAGCCAATCGATAGCTCATCTGAGTAGTTGATCAACCAGTGTGCCTGCTTATCAGTCGCCACCTTCTCTTCGCGCTTCTTTGTGACCTTAATGTCAACCAGGGTAAAGTTATCCCAGGTGGCAGCCACTGACAGGTCCTTACCATCCTCAGCAACGTCATAGCCCACGGTCTGGCGGCCCGTCTTGTATTCGTCGGTCTTCGCCTTGGCAAACAGCTGTGACTTGAAGATGGTCTGGTCTTCGTCTTTATACTTCCAGTTGTTATATAGATAGCGCTCTACCCACCATTTAGGGTTAGTCATCAGTTGGTTGATGTCGGCCTGTGACTGCCAGCTATCCTCAAGGGTAAACTCAATAACCCGGATGTTAGGAGGAGGGTACCCGTAGATCTCTGGTTCGCGGTACTTGTTATAGATGTCAACGAAGTACTGTACATCAGTTGGGTTAAGTGACAGGATTGATAGGCTCGGTTGCCCTTCTTCGTTCTTGCGCCCTTTACGTGATACGGCCTGTACTAGCATCTCTTCGTCCAGTTCGTCAGGCTCATCCACGTGATTGCCAGATGCGTTGATACCCTTAATCTTCTTACCACCACGGTCTTTGGTGCGGTCAGCTTCACGGAAACGAATGCTAGAGCCATTAGGAAACTTAATAAAGTAAGGCTTCTCGCGGTAGATATAGTCAATGTCTTGAATAAACCCCATTTTATCGAGCATGTCGAGGTAGGACGGGATAACCGTTTCTAGTGCCGTCGATATGTTCTGACGAAAGACTGGCCAACGTGTGTTAGGAAACGTCTTACAAATAGAAATAACGATATGCGCCGCGACGTCTGTTTTGCCTGTACCAACGGTGCCCAGTAGGATAAGAGTATCAACTACTGGGTCGTTGACGGCATCAACTGCTTGTTTCTGTTTCGTCTTCAGTTGCAACTGGTGCATTGGTGCGCTTCTTTATCTCACTAATTACGAGTGGTGTCATTTCAATACGTTCGCCGTCACTGGTAAGGTCAAGCTTATCCCCGTAACGCTTCGGCTTCATCTTTGCCATCAGGAACTTACGTGTATCAACCCGGAGGCGTGAACGAGCGATTACATCATGGTCGGTCCGCTCACGTCCCATCTCATCAGTGTAACGGTCATTACGGCCATCATCTGAGATGTCTAATATTTCCTCAGCCATCGCGTCAGCTGATTCCTGCTTCGCGCGGGCGTAATTCTTTAGAAATTCCTCGTTCTCACGCATCCACTTGAACACAGTAGCTATTGACGGAAAGCCAATATCCTTGTATTCCTCTTCGTTATTACCCTGTTCTATGACCCGCTTCAACGACCATCCACGAGCAAGAAGCTCACATATGGCGTCAGCTTTCTCGTCTGTGTATTCTGATGGTCGTCCGGCAGGCATATAACTACTTAGTCTTCTTGTTTTCTACTTTGTTACTAGTTGTCATCGCGTCGCCGGTAGCATCTGCTTTAGTCACTGTCTTAGGGGCTTCGGCTGTCTTAGTCTTTGCCTCTGTGTCTGTAATCTCGAACGCGCTACCATCGTACATAACACCTTCAATTTCAACACTCTCAACAAGCCCAGCTGCTACACCACTGTAGATAACTTTGCCTTTAACTTCTTCGTCATCTGATTTACGTACAATTTTCATCTATTTCTCCTGGTTAATTCTATTAGTAAGGGTATCACTTATCGCGCTGGGGTTGGATTGGGCTTAGGTTTGTCTCGTAGTAGATCAAAAGGCACCGAAGGTTTAAGTTTAACCATAGCCTGATATATCTCTGCATAAGTCGTTTCCGTTTCTGCACTCAACACTGGATTACCGTAAAGCTCCCAACCTTGTGCCAGCAAACCGTCAACTTGCTCAGATGGTACAACACGATAGCTAGTAACGGACATGCTATTTGCGGCCGTTCTTCTTGTTTTGACGCTCAGCCTTGCGAGCCACAACCTTCTTAGCCTTCTTAATACCGCTTCCCACTGGGTGCTTCTTACGGTCCTCGGACTTCTTGATGCCTTCTACAATACGATCGTAGGTATCTTTAGCCTCTTGATTGGTAAAAACTTTACCATCTTCGGTACGGATAATATCCTTGCTAGTCTCAACCTGGCTGACCTTTTGGTCGAGGTCTTTCATGTTTTTAACAAATAGTTCTTCGGTTGCATCTTGTAGTGCTGCGGTTGTTACGCCCATTATTCGTTTACTCCTATTACTTCAATTTTACCTTCTTGGTACTGACAGTATAGCTCAAATGCTATATTACCTAGTTCCTTTTGGATCTGTGCTTTACGTTCTGGACAGTGCTCGATGTTGCGAAGGCTTAAGGATAACTCTTTACCCCTCCGGTCCAGGTACTCCATTGGCATGTCTGGGATGACTTCCATACTATTTAACCATCAATTCATAGTTATGTTCGTTCCGTGCTTCACGCTCGTTCAGTCGGTCAGCCTTGCGCTGGTAGCGACTTATCGTGTTCTGTACTCGCAACCAAGGGGTTTGATTGAATATAGACGGATGTAGACTTATAGATTTAGAATACGCAGTTGACCGATAATGGCCCCATTCCCTCAAAACTACCACTAACTTTGCATCTTCTCGATGTGTCGTTACAGTCCAACGCTTTTCTTTCATCATATCAATGCCTCCCCATTC